CAATTAACTATGCGTTTTTGCCACATATAATATAAGTCCCAAAAGTGCCGTTAATAGTGAGCCAATAATGCCAATTCCTAAGCCAACGAGTTTTTTATAAGCCAAAGTTTCTTTTTCGATTAACATGTTTTTAATATCGCTGACTATGGATTCAACCTTTGCAAGTCTTAATTCCATAGTATCCATTTTATTATCCATTTGTTCATAACGCTCTGCACAGATATCGACATGCGCTTCTAAACTGGTTCGCTCAATTTCATATGGTTTCTTTGCCATAACAAACTCCGTGCATTGCAAATAATATTTATAATATCAATTATAATAATAAAAAGCAGATATTTTTATTTTCACCAGAAACAATGGTATATTTTTTAAGGTCTTCTACACTTTCTTCGAGACCAGTTATCATTGGTATAAAACCAATTTCATTTTCTAATGATTCTAAGTTATTTTTGAAGTTATCAGAATCAAAATCAAACAACCATACATTATGAAATCCTGTATAATTCTCACCAAATCCAATATCATCTATTTTTCGATATACTCTCGTAGGATATGCTTGAATTGTAGGAATAGATTTTAAACCAATAGCTTGAACTAATGTGTGCCAATTTTTTAATTGATTTTGAGCATAATAATCGCCATTTCTGGTAATATCAAAAAGTGTTAAACATCTAATCATGGTTTTACTTATTGTATATTATTTTAGGCAAAGAAAAAGGGCGGTTGCCCGCCCTTGAACTTTGTAATATATCTAGGATATATTAAGTGTAGCTTAGCTTGAAACCACGGTTAGCGAATACTGAACCGCTGCAATCAACTGCGTTGTTACCAGCAGCAGTTAGACTACGAACAGTTGCCTGAACAACACTTGCAATGCCAGCATCAGTTGATGCAAGACCTTGTGCGCCTTCAAGAAGAAGACTGATGTTACCACCAGATGATGCTTCAACCTGATATGCAAGAACAGTCACGTTTGACTCAATTGCGTTTAGGATTGCAGGAATTGCGTAGTTTACTGCGCTTTCACCACGAATATCTTGTGCTGTGCCGCTAGTGTTAGCGATATAACCTGCAAGTGCTACAGGGAACTTTCCGATAAAGCTAGCACCGATTGCTGTTGAGATAAAACCCTTACCATCACCAACTACACCAGCATTACCATTTGTACGATAAAAATCTGCCATTTTAATTCTCCAAAATTTGCGTTTATTATTACGCTAATAGTATTTATGTTTGAGTTAAAAATTAAGGCGTATATAGTAGATTAACGGCTTTCGTCTATCTTTCGCAATCCACGAATAAATTTAGCAGGTTCTTGCGCACGAATACTATTTAAAAGTCGGCGTTCAAGTTCATCTGCTTCTGGAGTATCATAAGTTTCACGTATTTGATTAATTAGATTGATAGCACTATTAATAATATGGTTAGCACGGCTTTCTAATACTAATCCAGTATTTTTACCAACACTTAAAGTGCTTAGTTCATCTAATATAGAACGTGATTGTTTGCGCAAAATCTACTACTCCGCTATTATTTATTGGAAATTATGCTTGTGGAACTTTTCCGCACATTTTTACACATGTTGTAAGAGCACCATCTTCGTAGCTATCACGAGTCCAAGCACTTTCAACTTTACTAAACCAACGCATGCATGTTTCTAAATCATATTCGTGCAAACTATACTGTGACACCAATGGTTTAATTTGTTGATTTAGTTTTCCATTCCAACCTTTATCATATTTTTCTGGATTAAAACCCATAAAGCAGCATGGATATACTTTGCCATCTGATGCAATGTATATCGATTTTTGATTCTTAGAAAAACAAGAATATGTTGTACCAGGTACATGTGGCGAGATAAAAAATTCTTTATTCCGATTACTTTTGTCAGCAATAATATTTTCAATTACTGTATCGCCAGCCCAATCGCCCATGATGTGGGATAATTTTCCATCACGATCAAATACTGGACCAACGCATCTACCATCATCTATTAATAAAAAGTTAGCAAAACCTAAACTTTTAGAAAGTTCTCTGCATTGTTCTATTTGGTGTGAATTATGGTCAAATTTTATCATTTTCCATATAGCATGCCCACCATTATCCATAAATGTTTTTGCATTTTGCAAAATTTTATTATAATCAGTATCTTGACGATAAAGATGGTGAGTGTCTTCAAGACCATCTAAACAAAATTGAACTTCTGTATAACTAAACTGTGCCAAGTCTGCCCAAAATGCTGCATTTCTTGCGCTACCATTTGTGCTTATTTCTATTCTTAATTTTTCATTGTGCGATTTAAAATATTGAATAATATCCAATGATTCTAAATTTGAAGTAAAATCACCAAGATTTCCATTGACCAATATATGTTTTAATTGTGAAATAAACTGCGGACTAAAAGATTTTTTAACAAGTTCTAACGAAAGATTTGTTTCTTCGTATCCACTATTAAATGGATAGCCAAATAAATTACGCGGACACTGCGGACAACGAGCATTGCACAGCGAACTAAATTCCATGTGTAAATGGACTACATCTTGTATTGAAATCATGATAGTATTTAAGTTTTCTTTATGTTAGCTAACATTTGTTTTAACTTAGTACTATTGACATCTGAAACTATTTTGCCACGTTCTTCTGGCTCTGCTGCTGGTATCACAGTACTCTTATTTTTTACACCGTCAAATATACTGCTAACTGGCTTCTTAAATGTCATGCCTTCACCATCATCTGGCAAGTCACGGATACGCAAACTATCAACATCAAACTCAAGTTCAACCTTTTGCCCAACACCACTAGATGAACGAGTTTTCATAATCTGTAACTGATATTTGCCATGCTCTCGCATACTGCGAGATGTAAAGATACCAAATAGATTATCAGCAGTGTTAATCTTTGAAATACCACCACTAATGTGACTGTGGTCAAATTCTACTTCTTCAACACTCGCACGATTCAACTGTGATGCAGTGACCAATAGGATTTGCATTTCCTTAGCAAAGTTACGAATTTCTTCGGAGACATATTTGTCCTTGACGAACAAATCACTTGGACTAACCTTGGCACTAACAGGCATGAGCAAGTCAAGATAATCGATCATAATAAAATCAACCTTACGACCAGTACGAATTTGAAGTTCCTTTACATAAGAACGAACATCGTTGATATTGCTTTGGGCTGGTAGATACTTAATCTGTAATCTACCACTCTTCTTGCCCATCATGACAACCTTCATATCAACATTATCAATGTCTTTGAAGATATCCTTGCTGGCAATATTGGTTACCATACTATCGATACGCATAGAGGTAAGTTCTTCGCTCAATTCAAGCGTAACATATACACCATTGAGACCAAGTTGCATCCAATTAACTGCAATGTTCTGCATGAACAGTGACTTACCGCTACCTGAACCGCCAGCAAAGATGTTAAGTTCTCCCTTGTTGAACCCACCAAATAATTTCTGATCAAGTGCATTCCACCCCGTCGAAACCTGACCATTGTTATCTTTGATTTTCATCAAACGTGCTTTAGGATCAGCAAAGTAATCGGTACCAAGGTCTTTGGTTAGACTGATTTGAACAGCGTCTTTAATAAGTTTTTCAACTGGACCAAAATCACCTTTCTCTAGCAAATCTGCGGCGGCAAGAATGGCTCGTTCAAGTTCTTTCTGCTTAGTAAAGTCTTCAAACTCTTCCAAAAACCAAGAGGTATGATCATCAGTCATACCAGGAACTTGGGCAAAGGTGTTATTGGTAGCAGCATTAATCTGCTCAACAATAGGCATAACAGTATGCTTTTCACAGTGTTCCTTGATGAACTCTGCTGCACCTTTTAAACTACGGTCAAAATTATTTGGGTTAAAGATGTTTTGGACACGCACATAACTTTGCGGGTCACTTAACATCATTTCAACGAATAACTTCTGTATTGCGCTATCATATGTTTTTGCCATTAGGTAATTATATCTTTAATTTAATCAATTGTCACTATTATTGTTGATCCACAATTTAAATAAAGATGCAAAATCTATGTGTGCCATTTCTGCATAATGTCCTTTTTCAAATTTTTCATAGTTATGCTTGCTTGCCCATTGATTAAATCCTAAATTTTCTGGTAGAAAAAATTTATTTTTGTCAATTTTAGAATAGAAGATATCCGTATCACTGTTAATACTGTTAATATTTTTTCTAATAGTTTCATATTCTGAAAAATAATCAATCGTGCTTGTAAAATAAAACTTTTTGTTCATTAATTTTAAGTATTGTTGAGTCAATAATATATTTTTAAAATATTCATTAAACAATATCTTTTTCTCAAATACTAAAGTTTCATAGACATTTTGTAAATTTTTTAATTTTGATTTGTCTTTGAATTTTTGTGAAACTAGTTTGTATATTTTAAAATCTTGATCATAAAGATTAATACCACTTGGAGAAAAATTTACAGGAAAATTATTTTTATAAAAAGTTATTCTTTCTAAAAATGACCACATAACAACAACTAAATCAATGTCTGTTAAATCAGAAGACAAAATTTTAGTCATTATTTGACCACAACCTGCTCCAGATATTCCGTAATTAAATATGGTAGCATCTTTATATAAATGATTTGTCCAAGTATGATTGCTTGGTTGAACAATGTTGTACAGCGATGCATCTGGAAATTCATCGCCAAACGTACAAGAACATCCAAATGTTGCTATTTTTAAAACCATTTCTTAGATACCAATTGAATTTTAAGTTTGTTAGTTTGCACACTATCTAAAATACTGCGCATCGTGAACAATGTGCCGTATTTTGCAACAGCATCTGCCGTATCTTTAATACCCATTTCCCAATCAGGAAATGCTACGCCCCAACCATACTTTAGCGCAGCCTCTACCATTGCTCCACCAGCCTTGTCACGGTCAGGGACAACAATGATATCACGGTCAAGTGTTTCAATAACTTGAGCCTGACCATCATTGATTTCATTTGAACAAATTGCAAGCGCACCAATGGCAACGGCGTCTAACAATCCTTCTACAACAATACAAAACTTTGCATCTTTAGGCTGTTTATCATATCCCCATATCATATTGCTTGGATAGTTAGAGAAGTATTTTATCTTCTTCTTGCCATCCTCAAACAGCCGACCACTAAAACCCATTGGTCTCTTTTTCCAAGTAAATGGAACAAGCACACGGTTTCTCAATGATGCGTCATCGGTCCAATAAAACTCAGACAACTTATCACCAAACCCTCTAGCATCAAGATAATGAATAGCAGCTTCAAGAGAATTATAATCGTCTTCATTGATATATCCATCATTAAGCCAACTAGTAACAGGACGACCGGGACATGGGTCACGAGGTTCATAAGTTGGCAACTCACGAGGTTCAACCTTTGGAGCATCAGGTGTAGATTGTGCCAATGCAAATAAACTAAGACGAGAAATAGTATCATCGCCCATGCCAAGCCATGACATCCAACGACGCATCTTATATGATAAACGATTACCAGGTTGCCAAGAGGCAGTATAATGACAGTTAAAACAGTGTGCAGTGATACCACCCTCTGGTGATGGCATAATACCACCACGCCCACGAGTATCTACTGCATGACCATTATTATGGCAGCAAACAGCATTGAAACTTATCCAACCGCTAGGCGTGGATTTGCGCTTCCATGGCAGATGCTGCATGATTTGGTCAGTAATTTCCATAACATTAATATAACAGATTTATAACAAAAGTCAAGGACGATATGCGATATAATTTACCGTGCCACTAGTTTGTGTAACCTTAAAACGAACAGCGCCAAACTTACCTTGAAAATTATAATATCGATTGCCAGTTGAATTACTGAATACAGCCGTATTTACAGTTACCCAATTGTTTGCATTACTAACACTTATTGAATCTTGGCTTGCTTGAATATCAATATTGCCAGTAAAGCTATTTGTATTATATTGAACTGTTTGATAAACAGCACGTGATTTTACACGATCTGCTGTAACGGTTGTACTTGTATAGGCAACATTAGTATAGTTAGTACTAACATCATTTGTATAAACAGGAATAGAAAGATTGGCACTTGGAACAAATGCAGGATATACGCTGTCAAGTAATCTTGCTTGACCTTGTGCATTATAATTATCATCACTGAATGCAATTTGTTGTTCGCCTTCTGGACTAGTAATTACTATACTATAATTATATAATCCTGCCGAAATATCATTTAGCAATGTTCCTTCAACCAA